TTTTAAAGGAAGAGCATCAATCGCCCCATTTAGAAATATCTAATGAACTGGTAAAGCAATGACGGATAAACGCCCCGATTTTACCATACGCAAAGTCCACACAGAGAAAGAGGAAGAAAAGAAACCGCTGGATAAATTCCTAATGAAAATGAACTCTATCACCGCTTTCGTTGCACCAACAAATAGCGGTAAAACAAACCTGATTGTAAACCTATTAAACAGAAAACAAATGTATCGCAAACGCTTTGATTATATTGTTCTTATTAGTTCAACGTATCATATTGATGATATGTGGCGCAAGGCTAAAGGAATAGATGAAGTCTTTGAAAAATACGACGACGAAATATTACTCAGTATTATAGACCAGCAAAAAGCAAACCTGCAGAAAGAGGGGCGGGAGGATACGCCTAATGTGCTGGTGATTTTGGACGATGTAATCGATAGTCTGCCTAAAAATACTTCTGCATTAAACTCGCTGTCTATGCGTCTGCGCCATTATAAGGTTACATGCTGGATTACGACGCAGAAGTTCAACCGCTTACCGACAACGCTCCGTAATCAAATCCAATACTATATTTTGTTTCGTGCGGCGGCGAGAAACATCAAAGAACGAGAAGGAATTACGGGAGAGGTAGGGTCTATGATTAGCGAAAAGGCATTTTTAAAACTATGGGAAAGCGTGGGCGATAAGAACTATAATTTTATGGTTGTAGCATTACGAAGCCCAGAAAAGCAAATGTTTCGCCGTGAATTTCAAGCATATTTGAAACCAGCAGAACCCAAAGAAGAAAATAGCGACACTGATTAAATGAACCGACCAGCGGATCCATACGCTCCATGGGACGCAGTGATAAAACATTATATTAGTTGGAACGGCGTATGGGAAGCGCTTATGAATTATTTAGATCCAAAGTTTTATAAATACATAGCGAGCAAGGTAGATAATTATTATAAGCACCCCGAACGCTATGCGTCATTAAGTGAGAGTATTTTATTCCTTGTGGATATTCTTTCTAAAGGCGCTAAACTACCAGAGGAACTAAAACAATTAGTAAAGATTTCATCAAATGCAATAACGCTAATAATCAAGTTTTCACCGCAAGGGCAAGTAGCAACGCATACGCTAAAATTTTTAGCACATGTAGGACTTAACGATTTGAAAGCGGCGGTTATTGATTTTCAAAAAGCAATATTAGCGGCGAAGGGATTACCCACATCATCACCGACAGATATGATAAGAGACGGCATTAAAACTATAAATCAATTATTCGGCGTAAACGCCCAGTATCGCCAATACCCCAACGGAAGCGGCGAATTCTTATTTGATATGCGCCCCCCGTCTCGTAATCTTATAACTGACGAATTTGATAAACTTTTTGCTTCTGGCGAACTGGATCCCGAGCAACAAGCCAGAGTAGACGCATTTTATGAAAGAGAGAAAAAGGGGCATTATGAACTAATACCGGCGAGAGTAATCGGTAGAAATTTTGATGGTAGTCCAATAATGACCCAAGACCGCTATACGTTTGTTCCTGATGAACCCACGGCACCCGCTAAAAATGAAGTTCCAATTAATACCGAAGACCATAATAAGACAATGCCTTACGCTTATGTTGGTCCTGTTAAAACTGGCGCCCCTTATGCGAAATGGGTCGCCGGATTAGAACAAGCAAAGAAGAAGGCGACGACCTTTGCAGAGGCAGAAGCACGAACCGGATTATCGGCGCAAGGGCTGGTAAATGAGGCAACGAAGGCGGTGCGACCTGTTTCGCAACTTATCGCAAATGATGCGGCAAATGGTAATATAAGCCCCGAGGGGCTGATTTACATTTATGAAACGCTGACCCCTGGCTCTGGACCGAAAGGACCAGAAATCCCCAAAGCCCCAGAAGCCCCCACCAAGCCAATATTACCCCCCAGTCCCTACGACGGACATAACGGCATAGCCGACGCTATGATCCATGTGAACCCATTAGATGAGGAATATAATAAGTTTTCACGAAGCGATAAAATATTTGAAAATCCAACATCGACACAATTGAACGGAGGGGGTAATGTTGCCCCGCCAAACGCACAAAAGGATTTAGCGAATTTGATACAAACAACCGAACGGGAACTCTTATTCGAGGAACTCTACCATAAGCCGTTCGATTATGGACCCGTTCCATTTTATGCCGAGCGGGAACCCGCAACAATTAAAACAAGAGTAGTAACTCTCCCATTCAAAGCACCCCGGCGATTACATTAAAATTTATATTCTGTAGATTATTGATAATCAAAATCGGCAGAATAAAACCGAACCCCAAGTTATAAACACAATGGCGACCACGAACCCATTTTTGACCCCGCTAATTCAACAGGTGGTCCCCGATGCGCTCCGCATGAAGGACAAGCTCACGCACGCCTCGGTCGCCCAGGCTCGCTATAATTCAATTTTCACACCAACCACGGGCGCGAGCAACTACTCGGCGGGTGGTTCAGGAACGAAGATTATGACGCTCCGCTTGGTCGGCAGCGACTACGCCGATCTCTCTACACTCAATCTCTCATGGGCTGTTGCACCCCAGTTTGTAAGCGGACAGACAACCACAAACGCAGCGCTCGAGGATGGTGTCGCCCAGTTAATCAATCAGGTCACGATCCGCATTGGTGGCGTGGCGGTGGAGACAATTACGGATTTTGGCTCGGTCTTCTCGGCGCTCGTTGCGACAACGATGCCCCGTGAGGTCTACGAGCAGGACGGACCGGCGCAGGGTCTCTATAAGTCGAGCAGCCAGTTCGGCGGCTCTAATACTTACTCACTTGTAAGCACATGGTTTGACGCTACACGCCAGCAGAACGCCCGTCAGGCGGCGAACTCCTGGCTCGTCGGCAATAACTACAACGGCTCGGCGGGTCGCTACTACACAATCCCGCTCGGCTGGCTGTTTGCCGGTTTCTCGCAGTATTTCCCACTCCGCAACGTGTCTAACATTGAGATTGAGTTCCTGCTCCAGTCTAACCTGAACTCCTGTATCGTCAACTCTTACAACGCTGGCGGTGCGTATGACGGCAATCTCGCCGGACTAACGATTAACAACGTAGAGGCTCGTTGCGACATGGTTCGTTGCTCGCCCGAACTCTACCAACTCATCGACAACGAAGTTAATATGGGTTCCGGAATTACGATGTGTATGGATCTACATACTAACGTCCCCTTCTCGGTGAACGCTGGCTCGGTCACGGCTGTAACCGAGAAGGCTCTACAGACGGCGCAGTCTGTGCGCTTCCTCAAGTCCGTCGCCGTTACGACACGCCTCACGAATGATCTCACCTCGTCCGCTGCGTCCAAGTCCAAGTTCGGCAATCATGCGTTTGCCTCGTTCCGCGTGCTGGCGAATGGCGTATCTTACCCGCAGGTCCAACTCCAGAAGATGTGGGATACTTTTACGGAGATGAAGAAGGCGAACTATAAACTCAATAACATCGGCGGCGATCTTATTACGGGCTGGGTGGAGTGGGCGGGTCCTCTACCGGTTACGGGCAACTATGCGACGGCTGGCTCTTCGGCGTTTATCCCCAATGTCGCCACACTACCCGCCGGCATTTATGACGGCAATTGGTGGGGTTCGGCGCCCATGGACGACAGCCGCTTCGTCCCTGTTACTTCGTTCGAGACATTCCTCACAAGCCAGGCGAGCGACCTCGACGGACTTAACCTCGCCGAGAGCGCCGGATCTCAATTGGAGGTTCGTATCGTCAATAGCCCCGCCTCGGTGTCCTGGGCGGCATCGAGTAACCAATACACCGGCACAGCGACAGCGGCAAACGCCACTATTAACGTCATTCTCCACCACTCGGGCGTTCTCTCTATTCGTGCCGGCTCGGTGGAGTTTGTCCGCTAAACTTAAAACATATTTGGAAATTCCATACTATAATATAGATATGGATTTTACTAATATTTTACAATATAGCGGGATTTCAGCATCTGTAACCGCTATATTATTTTTGGGCTATAAAATAGTTCAAGCATGTATAAATCGCCGTCTACGGAGTGATTGTGGATTTTGCGATTGGTCGTTTGGTATAGGCGTAGGCGATATGACCCCGGATTATCATAAGCCAAAAGAAGAGGAGAAAGCGAAGCCGTTAATCGTAGCAACAAATTAAAATATCTACTCTTATAAATGTCCCTGTATCCCCTACAAGCATCAAGCGGACCGGCGAACCTATACCCGACAACTTACGGAAATGAGGGCGGAGGTGGTGGCGGTGGTGGTGGAGCAATAACTTATCTTTATACAACGCCCACGAATTCCGGACAATTTGTAGTATCTTCTCCATCTCAAAATAGCTTAGTAAGAATTAGCGTATGCGGTGGCGGTGGCGGAGGTGGTGCGACATTTAGCATACCTAATTCAAGCGTAGGCGGTGGCGGTGGCGGTAGTAGTGATGGAGTAATTACAACGGAATATCTCGCTCAAAATAACGATATAATTAATTTTGTCGTCGGCGCTGGTGGTAATGGTGGTATTGGTTCACCTGATTTTTCACTTCCACCTAAAAACGGATTAGCCGGCGGAGATAGTTCAATTAATATAGCACGTTTTAATTACGGCATAATTTCACATGGCGGAAAAGGTGGATATTATAATAATTTAGATACGGGATTATATGGAGGCGGAGGCGATGGCGGACAATATGGAGGCGGAGCCGGTGGCGAACTTCTAAATACTGGTGTAGTCGCAACAACTGGAGGAACTGGGTCCGTTGCGAATGGAGGAAATTCTGTAGACGGACAAGGTGCAGTAGGTGGGGGAAATTCTGTAATAGGCGGAGCGGGACAAACAGGCGGAGGCTCTGGCGGAGGTATTGGCGGGGGTCAGGGTGGTAATGCTTCGGGACCTGGTGGCGGTAATCCTGGCGGAAATGCGACGAATTTCGGCGCTGGAGGTGGTGGGTCTGGTGCGGCATTTTTTACGTCTGGTTCTATTGTTGCTTTTAATGGTGGAAATGGTGGCGGTGGCTTTGTTCTATTTGAAGTTTTTCCAGTCATTCAAATATAAAAATATAGCACCCTGTTAAATGTTTGAGAGTTCCGCACTTGCTTCTAAAATGGCGCAAGCGGCGTATAGCATGGATCCGCCGAAACAAATCGGTTCATTTCGTTTATTACAGAATGACCCAACACTAAAATTTTATATAAATGGGAATAATGTAATTATTTCAGTGCGAGGCACAAAGAAGACCGACCCGAAAGACTTCCAAACATGGGGATTAATACCATTAGGGCAATTATCAAAATCGCAGAGATACAAAGATGATGAAAAGATTATTAAACGATTTGAAGCAATCAACCCGAGACATAATTTCTACGCTGTCGGTCATTCATTAGGATCTGCAATCATTGATTTATTATTAACGAAAGGTCTCATAAAATCAGCGGTTACATTCAACGGAGCCATAGAACCCCATTATATCCGTTATAAGAATGCGAACCATCGTATCTATAATGAAAAGGATCCGCTATATGCGCTTATGGGTCAATTTTCAATTAATCCAGAAGTGCGAAAAAATACCCCTGCCGAATGGTGGGAAACAATAGCGTCAGGGTTCCCTGTCGCCAATAATGTAGTAGAGATTTATAAACGTTTACAAGCTCATAGAGTAGAAAACATTACAAATACTAACGTTTGAACTCGCTAATATAAAGGGCTTTCATTTGCTTCTCCGCCATCGCTTTAGTAATTGGTTTTTTTGAGAAATACACGGGTCGCCCTGGCTGGTCTTTTTTAACTTTATAACCGCCAGATACTGCAACTACTTTGTAGGGCATCGTCTACTTAAGGCGATGAAAAAGTTCGCTCACCTTTTCAGGACTTTTATCATCTACAAAATAATAATCTATTGGGTCCGCTTCAAGTTTTATAGATAGAACAGGTTCACCGCTCATAAATGGTGTTGCGTGTAAAATAACAGGGATATTATGATTAAAGACCGGAAGCCGAAACTTCACCATACCGGCGTAATAATCAAAGATTACGTTTCTCGGCTGGCTGTAAAGTATTCTCTGCATCTATTAGATGGAGACAAAACCTTTACGAGTATTATCGCTATTTGACGGCATCAGTTGCGCCCGAGTTGCCCTCGGCAATCGCCCGGTCGCATGGTATGGGGCGAGTGAAATTGATATTAACGCAATCGCCGTATCGTTCGATAATCATAGCGATATTACACCCCTGGGCGATGTATGCGATGTAAGCGGAGTAAGAGATATAGATTTATTAATAGCTGGTAGTCCCTGCACTGATTTAAGTATCGCAAAGAAAGACCGGCAGGGATTAAAGGGAGACCATAGCAAACTCTTTTATGAATTTCTACGCATATTACGAGAGACAAAGCCCCGTTATTTCATATTAGAGAATGTAGCGTCCATGAAAAAAGAAGATAGAGATGAAATTACAAAATTGGTAGGTGTTGCGCCGATTATGATAGATGCCGCTCTTGTCTCCGCTCAAAGTCGTAAGCGTTACTTTTGGACGAATATAGCCGTTAAGGGATTACCAGAAGATCGCAATATCAAATTAAAAGATATTTTAGAGCAGAACGTCGGTGAGGAATTTTATACAAAAAGCACAGCGAAACGAGTAATGAAAGCCGTAAAGACTGGAGATGAAAAGGCGAACTGCTTATTAGCTACATCATGGAAGGGAGCCGGTGCGAATGGTATGACGAATATAACAACGATAAAAAAAGAAAATGAGGCATTCAATCAAATAGGTTATATTGGTTCTAAAAATGCGTGTGGTGTTGGCGGTCAGGCTCTCCGTATCTACGACACCGATAAGAAGGCACCAACGAGCGGGGTCGGTTTGTATGCTATAGGACATCTTGGAGATACAAACTCGCAGGCAAACCGAATTTACGACACGGAGGGCAAAGCATGCACTCTATCAGCAAACGGCGGCGGACTTGGCGCAAAGACTGGACTATATCAGGTAGGGACATCAATAAGAGCTCATAAAATCGGCGAAGAATGGGTAAATAAAATAGAGTATCGTAATGATAATAAAGTATCGGCATTAACGACAACATTTGCCGGTAAATTGGCGCTTGTAACTGAATTTTGCGAAATCATCGGCGATACGGCAAAAGTTCGAGAAGCAACGACACAGGGTTACGCAATAGCAAAAGAAGGAGATGCTATTGACGTATCGTTTCCAAATTCAAAGACGCGTAGAGGTCGTGTAGGTGAAAAGGCGAAAAATCTAATGACTTCTTCCACTATATCCGTTTTAACAAATAGCCGGATCCGCAAATTAACCCCGATAGAATGCGAACGACTGCAGAGCCTCCCCGATGGTTACACGAAATGCTTAAGTAAGACGCAGAGATATAGATGTTTGGGGAACGCGTTTAATGTAGAAGTAATTAAATTTATTTTATCTTTTCTACAATAGATGAACCCCCCCGAACCTGTCGCATTTGTTACACGCATAACGCAATATCACGGGGGATATGTATTATGGGTAGATTGTCCGTTTTGTGGAAAGGAACACTCGCACGGCGACACCGACATAAAAGATAAATATGATTTTGGGACACGTGGATCTCATTGCTTTAAAAAGCCCTCGCATGAATATAGGCTTATAATGAAGCGTCTACCAGAATATGAAATGTAATAGTAGAAATGCCGAAGATGTATTATAAAAGAGCGATGATGAGCGATCGGGCAGTCGAAAAGAAAGCCGAGTATTTATTACGCTGTGAATATTTAGCAAAGCAAAAAAAAATTGAAGAAAGCCAAAAGCCAGCACCCGCACCAGTAGAAGCAAAACCAGAGAAACCAAAGCAACAAATAAAAATTGTTGTGCTGGATCCTGTAATAGTTTCATTCAATTAAAAGATAATATAACGCCCTCGGTATTATCTTTTACTATCATTCTGGGAGCTGGTGCTGTTTTTTGCGGTTTACGCTTTCTACGTTCTTTAACAATAGCATTAATAACGTCTTTGTTTCGTTTGTAGTAGTCGTGATTATATTGCTTATATTTTTCTCTGTGTTGCTTATATCTATCTTTTGCTCTTTGCAATAGCACATCTCTATTTTCTAAATAATAACTTTGTCGGGGCGTATCAACAATATCGCTCATATTTAATATATACAAAGAAATTATATAGGGCGATTGTAATAATCCCAATAATATACATTATTACCGGTAATATTCTAATAATATCGGTAATAATCATAATATCTCTATTATTATAGGTAATAAAAAATTTTTTATTACCTATATTAATGGTATTTTTAATAAGATTACCACATTTATAGGTAATAATCTTGTAATCTATGGTAAAAATCCTATTGTAATCCTATTTTGGTTTAAAATTAATACCGAAAGTAAAGATATACAATTACGATGCCCGGCAATTCAAACCAGGAATTACCCGCATCTATGAAGGTTACGGAGTTTATGTTAAATCTTATGAAACAGATTGTAGAACATCGCAAGGTTACAGAAAGCACATCATCGGCTTATATTAAGACGCTCTATATGCTAAACGATAAGGAACCATTTAAGACACTCACATTTCTAAAAAAGACCGAAGAGATTGAAAAGAAGATCGCCGAATATGCAGAAACGACCCAGCGCTCGATATTCACATCTATAACAAGTATTTTATCTATGGTGAAAGATAAACCAACGTTTAAAAAGACTTACGCCCATTACTACGAGAGAATGATGGGAAAGGCAAAAGACCTGAAGAGCGACACAGATGATGCAAAGAAGACCGAGAAGCAAAAGGACGCATGGATTGAGTGGAAGGACGTAGAAACCAAACTAAAAGAACTACATACAAAGGTCGCAGAGTTTGGATCCGTAAAGACCCTAACGGCGGCGCAATATGAGACGCTGTTAAAGTATGTAATCCTTGCACTTTACACATATCACCAGCCCCGCCGTAATCAAGATTACATGGATATGTTCGTCGCCACCAAATGGACCGCAGAAAGCCCAAAGGATAAGAATTATTTAGTAATGAGCGGTAAGACCCCGCAGAAGTTCATATTTAATAAGTTCAAGACACAAAAGACATACGGACAACAGGTTATAGCCATTGAGAATACAGCAGAGAAGCCCCTCGCCGATTGTATCTCTACATATCTTAAACATCACCCTCTCGTTAAGGGCAATAAGTCCAAAACGGCAGAGTATAAATTCCTCGTCAATTATGACGGAACCCCGCTTTCGTCCGTCAACGCCATTACTCGTATTCTAAATAAGATTTTCGGCAAGAAAATCGGCTCCTCCATGTTGCGCCACATTTACTTATCGTCAAAATATGATATTGGCGATATGGAAAAAGATGCCGCTGCAATGGGGCATTCGCTCGAGGAACAGCGTAAGTATTTGAAGGAGAAAGACCCTAAGCCGCCGTCGGCTTAATCCACGGCATACGTTTTTTTTGTTCTTCTTGTGCGACGGCTTCCTCCTGTGCTGCGATTTGCGCCTCCTGCGCCTCCTGCGCTGCGATTTGCGCCTTTTTTGCTTTTATTTCTTCTTGTGCTCCAGGTTTGAAATAAACCATAGCTTCCGTGACCTTCTTCTTTTGAAGAACGCCATCACGGATAAATTTACAAAGCCTATGTCCCAGCATCTGCGCCGATTTTACATAGGGTAGTTCATTATCTCTACAATAGTATTGATACAGATGAAATAATTCGGTCGCCGTAGCATCTGCGCCGTCCCAATTTTTAATAAATTGCGCTTCGGCGCTCTGTTCGCTTTCAATAATATGATTTTGATACGCATTTTCGGGCAACTTGCGGGGGTCAAACTTGGAAATATCAAGCGTTGCGAGATATTTACCAATTACCGCAGCGCCACGGGGGCAAAAGAGCATATTACGGATTTCGTCCCAATACTCATGCTTGCCGACCTGATCCGCCGAACAGGCGAAAACGTTAAATCGGCGCTCTGCGTCTTCCACCTGGACCGGCTTCGCCTCATTAGATGTAAATAGAAAGCGATTGTAGTTATTCGTAGTCATTGATTTTACGCCCTTGGGGTTAAATGTTTGATTGTGCGCCGTGATACGTGCTTTCATTTCGCCGATATGTTGCCGGTTCAGTGCGCCTGATGCCTCCTCTAATTTAATAAAGAATTTGTTTAGGCGGTCGCAATCGTATTTATCCCAAAATTGCGTAGTGCTGGTGTAATTGTGATAGTATTTTTCGCCAACAATCCATTCGCTGATTAGGTCGCCGTATGTATCTTTACCGCACCCCTTCTCACCTGTTAGAATAATTGCAGTTTTGGGATTTTCAAATGGTTTTTGAATTATGTGAGCCGTCCAATTGAGTAGATACTCAGCTAGGGGCTTCTGTTTACCTGTAAGAATATCCACAAGGTCAAGGAATAGTTTAACCTCGCCTTGGTCGTCTGCGTCCTCAAAGGTCGTATAACGGAATATCGTCGGTGGCGAATAAGTATTTGGATCATCGCTCGGTTTCTGGTCTATGTTTGTGATTGTGCGCCTGTTGTTGTCGTGGAGCCACAAGTCAATAAACGAGGTCCTATCTTTAATAAGTTTAGAATGCGTAAAATCATATTTGATAAACATCGTCTTTGCGTGTGGGATTTCATAAAATGCGATATTATCGCCGTTTACCTCTGCTATGGTGTTGCTTGGCGCATAATAGAAATGGTTCTCCTCGAACTCTGCCTTACGCTCGTCATACATTTCCTTTGATACTTTGAAATCAACCTCTCCATCGTTTGCAGGGACCTCGTAACTCTCAAATTTTTTATTAACGAGTTCAATCGTATAGCCGGTCTTATTACATACGGCTTCCTCTGTGCGACGAAGAAGGCTCTCATCAAATACATTTTTTGGGTCTTTGCGGATCATAACGCCGTCGTATGCGAGAACATCAACTTTCCAGTTTTCAGCAAATAGCGCCGAACGCATTGCGAGCATGATACGACGCTCTTCGGTATGTAGAATGTAAGATAGGAAGGTTCCGTATGTGTTGCCGTCCTGCTTCTTCACATACGCGAGTAGCTGTGAATAGCGTTTATCATTCATTAGGTGCGTCTTTATGAAACCCTTAATCTCATCTTGCAGTTTCTTAAGAAATGGGTATTCATTGGCGCCATTATAGAATATCTTAATGATTGCCGTTTTCGCTTCGTCCCTGTTGTCGCTAATCTGTGCGAGGTAGGCGTCTCGGTTGTCGCAATATTTGCCCACCTCAACCATATCCACATTATAATAACGCTTCGCAAATTGGACAAGAATAACAGGGTGAGCATTCTTAACATCAATATCGTAATAGAATTGTTCGCATAGAGTGCCTCGGCATTCCTTCTCCAGCGTTTCCATACCGCCCTTACTTCCATACATGCGACCAAAGCCCAGTTTACCGGCGCCGGTCTTTGGTAGGCTGTATGTGATACGAGCCGAGCCGTCTACGCTTCCTTTACGGCGGTTCTTATAGAGTGCGTCCAGAATGGACGAAACGCCAGGATCCAACTCGTCCCGCTTCGCCCATAGGAAGCCGAGCGCATTACGGCTAAATACTTGTTCGCAGATAATCGGCTCGGTGTAGAGGCACATCTCGGTCGGTTGGGAGGTCATTCTTATACCCGGTGATGCGATTTTAATTTTGCCGGGAGGTTGCGTTTTGCTCGGCGGGGGGTTATAAATTTTGCCGGGGAGCCGGGAGCCAATCAATTTTGTTCGCCGATGGCGAGAAAAAACGGGTTTCATGCGGATCCGGCAGGTTTTTTTGGGTTATGGAGATGTTGGGTGTAGATGTTGTGGAGATGTTTTTAGCGTCCCGCCCCGTTTTTGTATCGTGTAGCCGTAGGGAGTGGAGATGATGGAGATGATGGAGATGTTGGACCAACTCCACACCAAAAATGACCCCAAAAAAACTACCGGTCAAGAACCGGTAAAAAATTTGGCGGTCATTCTCTGGTATAGACCCCAACATCTCCATCATCTCCATTCTTATAAGAAAATATATAAAAAAAATAAAAATACTATAGGAAATCCACATAAAACGAAATGGAGATGTTGTCGCCAACATCTCCACAACATCTCCATTTTTTGACCCCAACATCTCCATTTTCAGGCGTGGCGGGAGTTTTTCGGCAACCCCTCCAGCTCCTGGGCGGTAAATCTTAAAAACTACCGGTTTTCAAGCCTCCATAAAAAACGAACGCCATCGTATAGAATGGCTAATCCCTGGCTTACGCATCTGGCGGCATACTGCAAGGCACACCCGAGCATGTCCCGTAAGGAAGCGATGAAGGCGGCAGCGAAGACATACAAGAAAAAGGACAGCAAGAAATAGAAATTTATAATAGTCCATAAAATGGACTTATATAATTTAGTAATTAGCGTTTATGTGTCGCATTCCACAGCCAGCACTATAGAAGCGTAGCAATTGGAAGGGATATTAAGTTCTACGCCGTTGTCGTCTACCATACGAATAGTAATTGATGCGATATTCTCCAGCACTGCGGGGAATTCAATACGATACGGCGATGAGAAGGCGAGTAGTAGCCCAGGGTCTACATTACACGGCACGGCGAACGTTGTATTGTAATCACGATTAGCCGAATACGTGGAAGCGGTTAAATTCGTCTGTAGGCGGATCTGGTTCGTGCGATTGATGACGGCGGGAAATCCGTCGGCAATCGTGGAACTTGCAAATGCATATGATGATTTGGCGAACCCGATTAAGAAATTGCCGTATGATTTACTTTGAGCGTTTCCATCGTATCCAGCGGGTGCCGTGGTGCCTCCACTATCATTTAAGGTTAGACGGAAGGTCGTCCGTCCATCGGTAGGATCATCTTGTGTAAATTGTAAATTTCTAATACGGGCATCACTGCTTGCAGTAAATAGACCATTCATGTAGGCTATGAAACCGGTAATCGTTGTAAAATACTGATTATAGTCAATTGTGATAGTCTTTAGCGTTGTCGGTGCGTCGCTCTGGTAAAACGAAAAATAACAATCCGTCGTCGTGAACGGCGTAATGAATTGAGGCATCGTAAAAGAGATAAAATGGACTGCCCTCGCATTTTGTATCTGTTGCTGTATTGCCTGCGTGAAATTGGTCGGCGAACCTGAACCGGGCAACCAGTTAGATAAAATAATCTGGCGGTTAATTCGCTGAGCCATTGTTTAACAAGAGATTAGATTATTTATTTAGCGCTTCTTCAATCGCTCTATATCTGTCTCTGGTTGCTTCCTTTCCGCCCCGTATTCTTGCTAATACTTCAGGTGGAACAACATCTTTAGCGACTTTATTCACATAGTCCCGCCGACTTTCTGCGGTCCCCTTCGCCTCGTAACCCTTACGAAAATCCTCATAGGAAACGGGAACACGGGGCAATTTATGCCGAGAACCTGAACCAGCCGATCCGCCGCCGGTAGTTTGCTGAACTTCACGATGTCCGCCACCTGCACCAGCACGGACCGGGGTTACTTGTAGCGCATCAAGGCGATTATTTAGGCTTTCCTCAACTACACGACTGACCGGATTACTTCCGCTTGTGCCGTAATGATGAGGAGAGCGTCCAGCAATCGCCGACATCTGCCGATCCATTTTCTCGGCTTTTGTGCGAGTGCTGGGGTTATAATCAAATTCGCCGAGTTCTTCAAATTTAGTAGTTCTGCGGTCAAATATGCGACGCTGGCGGTCAAGTTCGCTCTCTGGTAAGTCTCCATGGCTCAGCCCTCCGCGGTCATTTGCTCCGTCCACGTTAGGCAATACATTCGCACGATACGACGAGGCGGGAGCGTTAGACATTGCGACTATGGGGTTTCCGCTGGTGTGATACTGGGGACCCTGTGCCTTCTTTAGTGCTTCCTGTTTGCCCTGTTGGAAGAGTTCCGCCAGACGCTTAATCGTTAATTCGGTCTTACCAGAGAAGCGAACCTCCGTAGGCACGACACCGGCTTCGGTGGCGATTTCCTTCGGCAACTCATAGCCACGGGAACGGGCGAAATCCTGTATAATGCTCTTGCGCCCCTGATGGAAGCGAACACGGGCGGCGTTTGGGCTTTCGGTAATGATTTTGATTTTCTGCGCTCGCATGTAATCGTTCGCCTCTTCCTCGGTCAGCCCCTGTAAAATAAGGGCTTCCACTTCGAGAAGGTCTTGCATACGATTTTTCTCGGCGAACTGCTGGGCGAGTAGTGCTTTCGCTACATCATCAGTCGAGGCATGGATTGCGAGGAGTTTCTCATAGTCTGCCTTCGTCTGGTTATTGAGTTCCTGAATGTAAGGATTAAATGAATTCTTACCCGCCCTCGGTATGGGAACGGCACCACCTGCGAACGCCTTATTGGCTTTTGGAAACTGCGGGACCCCGTGCGACTGCAAAGGATTAGCGCCCATTTTCTTCGCCGCCGCCTCATAGTCAAAAACACCACGAGGGGCGAAATATGGGTGCTTTCCCTTACGCAAAAAATCACCCGCTAAATACGTGCGGGGTTCAGTAGCAACGGAGGCATTTGTTAAGCGAATGGCGCCGATCATTGTTTTATTTATATGAGAGATTTAATTCCGTCCCATCATTCGCCTCAATAAATCCATTTGTAGATTTTCTCTATGCTCTCGTTCTTCAGCACGGGCGGCATATTCTGCCTGTTTGCTATGGTAAGGCTGGGGACCCCTACCCCTGTAAGGGTCAAGGGGCGACGGAGCAACAGGCGATATAAACTCGTTGTCTGGCTCTGGCTCTGGCTCTTTCTTGGGCTTGGGCGCCGGCTTCTTGCGGATCGTCTTCGGCTTGGGCTTCTCTGGCTCGGGGAGTGTTTCGGGCTTTTCAATTGGTTTAACTTCTTTCGCCGCCTTCAACTCCTTTATTTCGTTACGCATGTCGGTCAGCATTTCCTGTAATTGGTTCTCAAATGGCGACGCTTCAGGGACTGCAATACCGACCTCTTTCGCTTTTGCTCGTCCCGCATTTAATACGCTTGTTGCCTTTTCCTGTAGTCTTTGAGCCTTGTTAATTGTCTGGGTTACTTCTTTTACCTTACGGACAGCGGTCTTTTCGGCGACCTGTTTCGCCCTTCCCTTCGCCAACCCTGCTAAACGTCCTTTTAGATTTGCTACAGGCTTTACTATAGGAATGTCGTCAAGCGGGACGAATTCCGTCTCGTCGTCGCTGCTGGAGTTGCTCCTCGGTGACGGGGGGTTCTTCGTCGGCATCTGTGGCTGTCTCTTCCTTGCTACAGAAATTTTTATTTAGAAAATCACAATAGTTTTCAACAGCGAATAGCACATTTTCAAAAGCACTACGAACACTATCGGCATCATTACAACCCATACAAATAGTAACCATCGTTTGCCGGAGGCGATTACTCAAGTCGGTTAATAGCCTGTTCCGCTGTCCCGCATATTCCGCCCGGGGTAGTTCCTTCGGCTGGTCCTTTAATGTTATTTCCATCGTCTGCGGGCTTTGGCTTCCACTCAAGGGCATTCGGTTTTGGTTCTACCATTACTTGCGATATTGTTTTTAGTGCTTCTGCCGTTTCGGGTTTGAAACATGAAAGAGCGTAGCCATCTGGATAATGATATTTGCGAAATAGCTCAAGACCTGGGCTTCGCAGGATATTAGGAATAGGTAAACGGCTTAAGCGTGGGTCGGTCGCAATTGTTGGATCCATTTTTTCTATTACTACATTAGAAAATAATGGCGAAGGTCGTCCCCATAAAAGGCAGACGGCTAAAGTTTGTCCGTCTGGAAGTAAGTCATAACCAATATAAAAAATGGAGAGCCGTATTTCAAGATATAGCGACAAAGAAACTATATGTTAGAGATTTCGGCGGGAAACATATCGACGGCGAGGATTACATCGATTACACGAAGGATCCGCCAGCAACGGATAAGCAACGAGCCGAGTATCGGCGCCGACACGGCAAGGACGTAACCAAAGCAGAGAAAGAAGCAAGGGAACACGACGACGAATTATATCTCGCTACGCCTGGAATGCTGTCTATGTTCCTGCTGTGGGGAGATACGCACGACCTGAAGAAAAATATGGTTCAATGGCGTAATAAATATTTGAAGGGGAATTTTTTAAAGGAAGAGCATCAATCGCCCCATTTAGAAATATCTAATGAACTGGTAAAGCAATGACGGATAAACGCCCCGATTTTACCATACGCAAAGTCCATACAGAGAAAGAGGAAGAAAAGAAACCGCTGGATAAATTCCTAATGAAAATGAACTCTATAACCGCTTTCGTTGCACCAACAAATAGCGGTAAAACAAACCTGATTGTAAACCTATTAAACAGAAAACAAATGTATCGCAAACGCTTTGATTATATCGTTCTCATTAGTTCAACGTATCATATCGATGATATGTGGCGCAAGGCAAAGGGAATAGATGAAGTCTTTGAAAAATACGACGACGAAATATTACTCAGTATTATAGACCAGCAAAAAGCAAACCTGCAGAAAGAGGGTCGAGAGGATACGCCTAACGTGTTGGTGATTTTGGACGATGTAATCGATAGTCTGCCTAAAAATACCTCCGCATTAAACTCTCTGTCTATGCGTCTGCGCCATTATAAGGTTACATGCTGGATTACGACGCAGAAGTTCAACCGCTTACCGACAACGCTCCGTAATCAAATCCAATACTATATTTTG